CTATGGCGATGAGTTGTGGTTCGGCGGGCGTGATTGCGGGCTGATAACTGTTAATGGCTGGTCGAACGGAGGATGCAAAAAAGACCCTATGGCATGGGCCACTTTGCAAAAAGAAGCCCTACTGATCGCCGCCGCGCCGGAATTGTTAGCAGCTCTGGTACTCGCAAAACGCGCATTACTGACCGATACGGCAGAAGACAGGGCAATAGCTGCTGTTGAGATCGCAGCCGCCCTCGCCAAAGCAGGTGCCGCATGATCTACGCAGCCTTGGTCGCTCTCAGCATCATCATCGCAATTTACCTGCTACGCGACGCGGAAAACGATCGTGATTACGGCATTAATAAATACCTGAAGCGCGCATGGCTGCGTCACACGATCACCGGCATCGAGCAAGCGATCGAGCAGATCCAGGCGCAGCGCAAGAACGATTTCGACGCAGAGCGCATGCTTGGACGCGAGCTGATCCAGCTACGCGCCCAACTTGTTGACCTGAATTAAACTACCACCCGCGTGTGAGGCGGGAAGTTCCACCAAACGAAGGGACAGTATGACAATCGAAAAATTAGAGGGCGATAAGGTTGCGGTATCGCCGGAAGCGATGCAGGCATTGGCAGAGCAATCTGGCGCGGATGAGCGCCAAAGCCTAATGGATGTAGTTATCGCGCACTGCGATGATCTTGATCGGGCAGCTCCTGTTTTGCGCGAATATAACTTGATAGTAACAGCAGTTGAGTTTGAACGTGCCAGTGAGGCGGTGAAATCGTGAGCACAGTTCTTTCGTATGGCGCGGGATCAAACAGTAAAGCCATCCTTGCCGGCAAGGTAGAGCGCAGCGAGCCGCTGGATGCAACGGTGTTTTCTGACACTGGCGGCGAGCGCCCAGAAATATATGCCGACATTGCGCTTACGTCGGCATGGTGCGTATCTAAAGGATACCCGCCGATCACAACCGTAAAACGCATTGCTCCGGTGAAGATTGATGGCGAAATCAAGAATGCCTACACGCTGGAAGAAGAGTGCCTCATGCGCAAGCAATTGCCATCGATTGCCTATGGCTTTAAATCATGTTCGGACAAATGGAAGCAACAACCTTTCAAGGCGTGGCTGAAAGAAAGTGGACTGACAGATGTGACGGTTCTAATCGGCTTTGATGCTGACGAACCGCACCGAGCCGAACGCGGCGATTCATATGATAGTGGCTATGCCAAGCGTTATCCGTTGATCGAATGGGGCTGGAACCGTGATGACTGCATTGCCGCAATTGCGCGATCCGGTCTTGCGCAGCCAGGGAAATCATCCTGCTTCTTCTGCCCGAGTTCACGCAAGGCTGAAATCATCGCATTGCCGCAGTATCTGAAGGATCGCGCCGTTGCGATGGAGCAGAACGCCAACCTGACATCTGTAAAAGGTCTTGGCCGCAGATTCGCGTGGGCAGATTTGTTGGCGGCAGTTGATGCCCAAACCATTATCGAATTCCCTATCGAAGTGCCATGCGGTTGTCATGACGGTATCGCATCCACCCCTGCAATTACACCGGAGAAGTGAAATGAAAAACAGAATCCCATTTGCAGCATTGACGTTTGCTTTCACGATTGCCGGGGCATGTATTTCTTACGCATTCCGTGACTCGATTGAAGCTGGATGCGTTGTTATCATACTTATTGCTCTTGTGGGTGGGCTAGCATCTGCAGTCTGCGCTATCGTTGATTAAGGAGAAGTTGAAATGAGTAACGCGAACGAAACCGTGCTGACACAAAGCGAAATTGAAGTAGCCCAAGCCTTAGCATATCAAGACCTGCGCGCTACTGGCTTCAATGGTGGGATGGGCGGCGCGACTTGGGATATGGCATCTGCACGCGCCATCGAACGCGCAGTGCTGGCAAAACTCGCCACGCAGCGTCCGATTGCCAATGATGCCGTACTTGGGGCAGATGAACATGTTTGCCGCAACGCTATTGCGCAGGTTTGTGAGGGATGGACGCTACCGCACGATGTAAGAAAGATTCTTGAGGCTGCATTGTGGTCGCAACCATCCGCGCAGCAGAGCGAAACCCTAATCTTCTCTGAACTTCCTAACGCTGGAAGCGGTGGCGGTCCAATTGCCCATGAAAAGGCGCGGGTAGCACAGCCGAGCATTACGCCAGTATCCGTAGTAACAACGCGGGGCGATGAGTGGGCGGCAATACGTGATTTGCTTGGCACGTTGGAGAAACACGACGGCACTATTGAACGTTGTGCTTGGCATGCCAACGCGATCCGCAAACTGCTCGCTTCGCAACCATCCGCGCAGCAGAGCGATACGCCAGCCAGTTATCCTAGCATTGGCGATATGATCGAATCTGCAAAGCAGACTGGCGATGCTGTTCATCAAGCCGTTTATGGAGCCGCCCCGCAGGTAGCGCAGCCGAGCGCAGAGGCGAAGATTGACCGATTTTTATCAATGGTCAAACTATGGGTAGAGCGTGATGGTGGCGATATGGACGCCGCACTTTCTTGGATGTATTCCACGCCACCAACCGTCGATCAGTCGCAGGATGGGGTGGTGAAGCCATGAGCGGGAAAATGAAGCCGCTGACAAAAGCGCAACGCGCCGAATTAAAACAAAAGTATGGCGGTCATTGTGCTTATTGCGGCGTCGTTCTTGGCGACCGCTGGCACGCAGACCACTTTGAAGCAATTCAACGGAAGATTGCAATTGCCGGTAACAGGTTCGTTTCCACGAATGAATGCTATCGACCTGAATTGCATTGCATCGATAATATGATGCCAGCATGCGCTCCATGCAACATCAATAAAAGCGTGTTCGATCTGGAAACGTGGCGCGGCTATATCGCTAAACATGTCGAAAGTTTCAATGCACACAGCGCACCATATCGCATTGCAAAGGCATATGGATTGGTTGTCGAGACCGGCCTGCCTGTCGCGTTCTATTTCGAGCAGAGCGCCACCCATCGAGCCAATACGGATCAATCAGGAAAGGATGAATGATGAAGATTAAAGACCTAGTTAAAAACCTGAAGACAAAAGATCAGGATGCAGAGGTTGAATTCATCGTGTGCAAAACAACGGGTGAACTGGTTTGTATGCTGGTTGATAGTAAGGCCGCCACCGACATCATCAAAATGATGAAGCTGTTTGGTAATAAGGACTAAATCATGACCACAAACACCGAAGGGCTGAAGCCTTACCCGTTCTGCGGTGAAGAAGCACAGACCGACTTTATTGAAGGTGAAAGCTACATTGTCGAATGTTCATGCATCGCATGCAACGCGCAAACTGGTCATCACGACGACGACAAAAGCGCCATCGCAGCCTGGAACCGTAGACCGACTGCGCAGGCAAGCGAGGCGATACTCAATGAGATAGAGCTTCCATTTCCGAATTATGTGATGCCATTTGCAGACGGCTCGATCAATTTCTACAACGAGGAAACGCTGAAGCATTACGCGCAACAACGTGTTGATGCAGCTATCCGCGCCTTATCTCCCACACAACCAATGAAGAATGGGTTATGAAAAAATTATTCTGGCGCTTTGGCTATCTGCATGTGCAGCCTGCTCACATGTATAAAGCATGGTTTGTATCAGGCGGAAGATATATTCGACTTGCTGGAAGATTATATATTTATTTGAAAGGATAAGTTATGACTACATAAAACGAAGAACTATGCCGACTTGCGGATGAGTGCATAGAAACGAATGTACTAGATTCAGTATATCTTGAAGCCGTATTGCCTACCAAGGTAAAATACATGCTGGATCAGATTGATGCGCTGACGAAGGAAGTAAAAGAATTGAACGCAGCACTTGATGAGGCCTGTCCATGACCAAAACCTGCGCAACATGCCGCTATTCGGATGAGCTTGATCCGCCTATGCCTGATGCTATTGCGTGCAACGTAGGCGATGTGACGCCGCCGACGACCGAGGATCGCGCTTCAACCTGCCCATCGTGGAAGATCAAGCATCACCTGAAGCCGTCGGTTCGATTTGCCAAGGCGGTAGGATGAAGCTGACTAACTTGCCCTGCTACGAGTTCGCTATCCAGCGCCGGATCGTGAGCGCGGTTTTGCAGTTCGGGATTGTGTCACCTGTTGTATTTTTAGCGGAAGCGTTGCGATAATCGCGACAGTGATCTATAATTCATTCATCGACGAACGTAACGAAAACCAAATGAAGACCACCATCGAGATACTTGCTAAGGCAACGACAGAACTAAAACTCTGTAAAAGAAACAAGAGTGGATCTTTCAATGGCCACTCACTGAAAGCACCTCGTGATCGCGCGATTTCAGAGCTTATCGAATTAGGTATGAGCCGCAGCGATGCATGCAGGATTGTTTTGAAAGTTTGCCGCGAAGTGACGGCACTTTAAACCATCACGCCCCGGCATCGCGTCGGGGCTCACGAAAGGAATTTATGAATGCACCTACAAATGCCAGCGCGCTAAATGCCCTACAACAAGACGCGGCTGACGTATTAGCCGAAGTTCAGCAAGCCCGTGACAATTGGCCTGGATTCAACAGCGCACACGAAGGTTTCGCCGTGCTTTTGGAAGAGGTGGACGAGCTGAAGTCTCACGTTTGGACGAACCAGAAGCGGCGCGATCTTCCAGCGATGCGCAAAGAGGCGATGCAGGTAGCTGCGATGGCGCTCCGCTTTATGGGCGAGTGCTGCGATGAGTCGACAGGGCGGAAATGATGACCCGCCAGATCAGCAAAACCGCGCAGCTAAAAGCAGACCGCGCAGCCCGCCAAGCCCAGCGAGACGCAGCCAGGATCGCAGCACGCGATCGCCTACTGGCAGCCCGCGCCGATGCGAAGGAAGCCTGCAGCAAGATACCGCCAGAGTTTCAGCAATGGGGCATCGTCCGCACGCGCGCCTTCATGAATATGGTCGAGATCCTGAACTACCGCGCAGGGCTGGTCACGATCAAGGCCGCAGAGCTTGAGGCATACACGCGGCACCTGCGCAGCGTTTCGACGATGCCGCTGGATCAGTGCCAGGAACTTTCTGAGATCCACGTTCACGCCAGGCTCGGCGAAGGATCAGATACGGGGTTCTACATCTAGTATGCCGAATCCAACGGGATACTGGATCACGTACGCCAACTGCTACGAATTTGCATTCCAACCGAGAAGCGCCAACGATTCCAGCGGAGGTGATCAAATGTCTCACCGAAAAATGAGCCTCCAGAAGCAGCCGGTAAATGCCTGAAACATACGGTATTTCCCCTCTAGAATTGGGCGGTTTTCTCGTAGCACTCCCCGCATAAACCCGCTAGATTCCGCACGTTCCTGAAGCACCACTGCTACAGGTTTGCTACGAGGATCTAGCGGGCATCATGGCTTCGATAATCAAGATCAACGACAAGTGGCGAGCGCAGGTTCGCCAGCGCGGACACAAGCCGCAGACACGGACGTTCAGCACCAAGGCGCTCGCGACCCAATGGGCGCGGCAGATCGAGTCCGACATCGATACCGGCAGAGCCACGACCACGCCGGTCAAGCGCGTCGTCACGATCGCCGCCCTGATCGAACGGTACGCCGAGGAAGTCGGCAGCGTCAAACCGATGGGCGTCAACAAGACCACCGTACACCGGTTGATCAAGCGCTACCTTGGCAAAGAGGATGCCTGTTCGCTGACCACGGATCGCCTCGTCAGGTACGTGACCAAGGAACGCGAGATTCGCGATGTCACCGCCGGGCTTGATCTGTCCTACCTGAAGGGCGTTCTGAAGATCGCCAAGGCGCTATGGCGTGAGCCGGTCATGCCGTCCGTCGTCGACGATACGCGAGAAGTGCTGCGCTACATGGGCCTGCTGAATAACAGCAACGAGCGCGATCGCCGCCCGACTGCTGCCGAGCTTACGGCAATCCGTGACTACCTCGAAAAGCGCCCGACGCAGTTCAGGCCGGATATCCTCGATTTCATTCTGGCGTCATGCTTTCGCCCGCCGTCCGAGATCCTGCGCCTGCGATGGGCAGACCTGAATATCGAGGACAGGACGATCGTGATCCATGACCGGAAAGACCCGCGCAAGAAGATCGGCAACAATCAGACCGTGCCGCTGCTGAATGGAAGCTTCGATATCGTCATGCGGCAGCCACAAGTGAGCGAGTTCATTTTCCCGCTTCACCGGGCGCAGCTATGCAACACATGGCCGGAAGCCTGCCGGGATCTGGACATCAAGGATTTACGTTTGTACGATATGCGCCATGAGGCGATCAGCCGCTTGGTCGAGGCAAACAAGCATTCGATACCGGAAATGATGCTCGTGACGGGGCACAAGAACCCGAAGCAGCTTATGAGATACACGCAGCTTCGGGCGAAGGATCTGCATCGTTAGGGCTTGATCTCGTCCACACTGATCGACGACAGGTAGACGCCGCCGAGATAGCGCGCACCTGTCGAGCCGTTCACTGTAACGGTAGCTGCGGCGCTTGGCCCTGCACGCAGCCGGAACGTGGTTGCCGCTACACTGGCAGCTGTCATGACGTACCGGATTCGGATGATCTCGCAAAACGACATCGGGCACGTCTGCATGACGGATGCCAAAGCATTCACGCCGGCATCAGCAAACAGGGATGCGATCACTGTGGCGGCGGCACCAGCATTCACACACAAATGCGCGTCGATGATCAGGATGTTGCCGGTTGCCTGCGGCGTGATCGCGACAGTCAGGATCTCAGTCCCTTCGGATATCTGCGGAATCGTGTCGTCGGCAGGGACCAATGCACTGAACGTCGACATGGCGCCGGTCTGCGTGTTGACACGCTGCACGAGCTTGCCAGTAACCGCAGCGACCGCCATACTGATAGCCGTATTCCGCGCCGTTACTTCACTATCTAACTCAGCTTGCGTAGCCAGATCAGCATCGACCATCGATGCAGGAATTCTTTGGACCATATATTCCTTACGGTTGGGCGTTCATTTTTTGGCCGGCATCGTACTGCCGGTAACATTGATCGAGCGCGGTACGGAGCTTGTCGGCACGGGCAGCTTCCCTTGTAAGAAACTCTGCATCTGACCGGAAAAGCTCGGCCCCGGTTGCTCCTTTGCAATCGGCGGGAGCGCCGGGCAAGCTACCTGTAACGGCGGTAGGTCTTTCGGGACGGTTCCGCAAGCTTGCAAGAGCAGCATCGCGCTCAGACTCAATACGATTGATTTCATCCTGTTTTTCCTGTGCAAAGTTAGCGGCGTCCTGCGTCAGCTTGCGCTCTTTATCGCGCGCAATTCGTTCATTCTCGGCCCGCTGATCCGACTGCTTTGCAAGAGCACCAGCATGCGTAGCCTTCATGTTCGCGATGTCAGTTTTCAAGCCAGCGACGCGCACCGTCTGCACGCCGATTGCTGCCAGTAGAGCGGCAAACACGACGGCGTAGACCCATGTCGGGATAAGCTTCATGCGATTTTCCCCTCGCACATATCGCGTTCAATCTTGCGTCGTTTCACCAAGCCTGGGAGTTGCTTGTCACCAGCCGACATCCAGCCTTCGGTTAGAGCGCGACATCCTCCTGCATAATCACCAGCATTGAAGCGGATTCTGATTTGCGGCTGCCGGCCATTTTTCAGCACGCAGAGCCCATCTTTTACGCCTTCCTTGCCAGGTCCGACGTTGAACGAAAAGCTGATCAGCGCCGCACGCTGCCCATCGTTGAGCGGCACGTTGATGCATCGGTTCACTGTGTCTGCGTACGTCAGAAGATCGGATTCGAGCAGCGCCGTGCATTCAGTAGTCGTGTATGGCCGTCCGAGCACTGCCGTTTTTGTATGACCCGCGCAGGCAGTCACGATACCGATCGGATCTTTGTATCCGCGCAGGATTATGCCCTCGAACTGCGGCACATACGCCAGCAGCATCGCGCAGCAGCCGGCGCCGACCGTTCCCTGTAGTGTCCGCTTCTTTACGATTGGCGTCATGACATCATCCTTGCGTTATTCACATCAGTTCAGTCGAGATTTTGCTGCGCCACGATCCGAGATAGCGCGCCGCCGAGAGCGATCCCTGTGCCGATGATCGACATCACGGGCGTCTGTCCTAAAAGGTAATACTGCGCACCAGCTTCGACCGCTTGAATCGTAGCGAGGAGGATCGCAATTCTGAACGACCAGGCTTTCGCGATGACGCTTTTCCAGTCGTCGATCAGCTTTATTTTGCCCACGGCAGTACACCTTTCCACATTGAATACAGCGCAACTACAGCACCGCCCACAGCCGCCGTCCACTTGACGATGCCTCCGAGTACGCCGATCACCTTCAGTCCGCCCTTGACGGCGCGCAGGATATCCAGCACTTCGCGGATTTCACCCTTACCCTCGGTCGTGATCAGCGTGTTCGTCGATATCTGCCCGCGCAGTTCATTGATATTCGACTCCATACTCGACATACGACGGTCGCCTTCGCGTAGCTTCTCGGCGAAGAAATCTTTGAAGGATTCATCATCCATCATAGGATTGCTACCTCGTGAGTACAGCGAAAGCGGATCATCGAATTCGAGTGCTTTATCCATAATGGACCTTATCTTTTATGAGCCAGCAGGAAAATCAGGTGTCACCGGCCATTCAACCACAGGATCATACTCAGTTGCACTCGCCAGTTGGCGCAGCATATTGTCATAAGCCAGCCATTCCGGCGGATATGGCACTTGCGCTTTCTTGCAGCGCGTAGCCGTAATATCATTTTTTGTAAGTTGCGCTTTTGCTTTAGCTTGCTGCTGAAGAAGCAAGTTAATCTGTATCTGATCTTCAGTCGGTGGCAACTGTGGGTCGTCATTCTCTAGCCACTCTTCTGCATACCCTGGTTGTAGCATGGTATACATACCGATGATTTCCCTGCTCTCATTGCGTTGGACGTATGGCATTATTGATCCATTCATAGCGGGTCATACCAGCCTAGTGTGGATACACTTAAATTAAGGGCAGCGCCCGCTTCGCGGTGCCGAATACGACCGGAAGTATCTGTCCATACCTGACCAGATGTAGAAGTTTGCGATTGCACATGCCCAACCGGAAAACCTGCGACGGCAGGTAGAATGTCCGCATTATCTGGATCGGATAAATAGGAGACTGCGTTACCTGCCGTGCCATTGATAACCGCATTGAAGTACAGCTTAACCTTGCGGCCTTTTGGCACAGACATGACGACAAGTGCTGCCGTGGTCGAGCAAGTTACGCCGTTAATATCACTGACCGGAGTCTTGTAATAGAAATCACCCCCTACTTGCGTCATTGGCAACCAGTTACTTGATGCATCTGTAGGCCACGCGCCGATGTATCGCGACTTCGTGTAGTTAGTTGGCAGTGTTGGTGCGCCTGTAGCAACGTCGAAACCTATATCAACAACGCCAGTATCAAGCCTGATGATTTCATGAAAGTAGTACATCGTATTCGGCGCTATAGCGGCAGTACTTAGCTTGCCGCCATTGCCAGAACCAACTGCCCAAGCTGCTGTAGTTTTTGCAATAGAGGACGCCAAATTCATTAGTGTCGTGTTGGTACTATCTGTAGCCTGCCCAGGCGCTACGGTAATTGTTGTTGATGAACCAGCGGTGGATAGGCCAAGTCCTGAGAAATATGTACGTAATGGTAGCGTTGTAACGGCAGTACCATCTGCTCGCGTAAGCGTCAGAAATGTAGTCGTCCCATCGTAATAGATATCAGCGCTATCGCCAGCGGCAGTCGTGACACTTGTCCCGCCGTTGATTTTATTAGTCGTGGCATTGTACGTGAGCGGCGTGTTGGCAGTGAAATTAACCCGAATACGCTGGCCGATATTCATCGTCCAGCCAGTCACCGGAACTGTGCCTGTCAGATTTACAGCAAGATATACTGCAGTCGAGAGATTGACAGTGCTGGCCGATGCAACATTCGCGGGCGCACCTAAGCCTAAGCCTATTGCAGTCCTTGCAGCAGAAGCATCCGCTGCAGTGATCAGCGCAGTGCCGACCACCGTCTGCCCTGAGACAGCAGTTGCTGCACCGAGCGCGATCGAATTGCCGTAACGAGCCTGTATATTATTCGTACCAACAGGCGGCGCACCGGTTAGAAACCGCAGCGTGCGAGGCGGTATCAGCGTGTAATTTACTCCGGCAGTTTGCACCACCCCGCCGACGGCAATGTCGAGATTGCCGATAATGAGTGGATCGCCCGTCAGAAGGAAGTCAACCTGCGCACCGGTGCCGTTGAACTTATCGACAACGAACGTGCCATACGTGACAATGCCAGCAAGTCCGGCGGGATCGAGATTCGCCAGCCCATCACCAGCAAGGTTCCAGCTGATAATATTGTTCGGGACCGGCAACGGCAGTTCGGTCGAGATCGAGCCACTTACTGTCGGCGGCAATGCAAGCGCGCGATCTTGCGCTTCCTTTATTTGCTGCGTCTGCATCGTCAGCAGATCAAGCGCCTGTTCGTGCGACTCGGCCGGGAACGCGTCATTGTCGACATAATCGGCATCCTGCACGAACGGTACGTTACGGATAATTGTCAGAGACTCGCCGACTGCAAGCGCGATGACGAGCGTCACAGTTCCAGTCAACCCGCCTGCGCCAGTGACAGAATAATCAGTCGTCAGCGTCAGATCGGTATCGATGCTATCGATGCTGGTTTTAATCACGCGCAGATGTGTGTCTGCCAGAAACCGGAAGCCGACCGTGAACGGGCCAGTCGTGCCGGCACCGGCATACGGACCAGATCGTGAGATTTCGGTTTCTACTGTCATGGCCTGCCCTATAAAGATTTCGACGATCTTACCAGCGCTGAGAAATTAACACCATGCAACACGTGCTAACGCGCAACAGAGGACGGCGGCAGGTAAAACGTTTGACCATTCTCCCGTTCCGCACGCTTTTCCATCCTTCTCAGGAAGCCTGGATTCATTGCCTCCTGCATCCGGTAGATCACCAGATAATCCAGTGCGGCCCGCGTGTAGAACAGGTTCATGAACGGCGTGTTCTGCAGTGCCGCGTTGAACGCCGTGGCGCCGAAGTCGTCGCCGGTACGGATGCGCGTCCATAGATCAGCGGCAGTATCGGCCATATTAACGACCGGTCCAGCCAGCGAGCCAGACAGCGTGCCGCCCATGCGGTTGTATTTCGCGAACAGGAAATCACCGTAGATGCCGAGCCCGCCGCCCTGCACCATCGCCGCTGCCCAAGTGCGTGCGCTGTCGACCGGGCGCGGGTTCTTACCCTTGATCAAGTCCTTTATCGACATGGCGGCATAGCCCATCATGGTCGACAGACCGATGAATGTCGCCAGCCCTAGCATGTCTCCTAATGCTTGAACTCCTTGGTAGTTACCTGTCACGATACCCTTCACTTCATTCCAGCCTGCGCGTCTATATGCGCCTAGGGAATCATAGCCGCGCCCGTATATTTCGCGGCCGAGGACCATCTGAATCATTGCAACAGGGAACGATTTGAACTGCCCAGCATAACGCAGGAATTCGCCGGCCACCGTACCCGGCTGCGTGCCGCGCAGCATGAAGGCCCGTGTGCGCGCGTTCGGCTCGATCACGGCATGGTGCATGCGATCAATCGTCATCGTGCGCAAGGCTGACGATAGATCATCATGCAAGTTCAGGATTGCGGCATCCGATGCCGTTCGACCGGCCTGCTTGATGTAGTTTTCGAGCGCCGCTGTCGGGACCGTTTTCAAGCCTTCCGGTGTCATGTATTTACGCCCGTCTGCTTCCGTCATCGAGGCGATACGCAGAATGTCCCACTTGCCCGCATCAATGTTGTATAAACCCAACATATCGTGTAAATCGGCCGGCAGCTTATCGAACGCATGCCTAGCATTGGACGCCAGATAATTAGAGTGCCGCAACGCTGCGCCGTCCTGTAGCGATTCCGTCCACCATGTCAGGCCACCCAGTTTGAAGAACTGCTGCATCGCCCAGGCTGTTTTACCGCCAACCAGATCAGGCGAGTCAAACCGGTGGAACACGCTGCCGAGAACGGATTCATGAAACACGCCGAGCGAGTTCAGGATGGCGGCCTTTTCGCCTTTTGCCCTACCCTGCACCAGCGCACTCATCCCATCGAGCGTACCTGACAGCAGGTTTTTGCCCTGGCTCATGCGCATTTCGGCACCGTAATTTACAAGATCGGTCATGCCAGAGATCAGCGCGCCACCGAGTTTTGCCATCGATTGCAAGGAGCGAAGCGTTGAACCGATCTTGGCACCAAGCGCATTGCCGGGAATATTCATCGAGCCGTCAACTACCGACAGCATATTTTCAATTTCCTTGCGCGACGACATAAATTTATTACGTTTAGCCCCGGTTAGGCTATCCGCATATTCATCGAAAACCCGCAGCAAGGTCGCTTCTGGATTCGTGCCAAGAATTTTCAGCAAGCCAGCCGACTTCGCCGAGTGATCCAGACCGGTTAATACTGCATCAGCCAGCCGACCATTGCCGAACTTTTCGTTATATTCAAAAGCCGCATTACCATCCTTGAAGTACAGCGAGCGCGATGCCGATTCCCGTTTCGCCAGATTCGACCCGCGACCCATCGCCGCGATGTCATCCTCGCCGGCCATCGGTTTCATGTGACTGCCAGCGGCGAAGTCGTCATACATGCCGCGCAGCGATGCCTGGATATCGTCTCCAACAATCCCGAGCTTACGCATTTTCACTAGATCGAGGCGCGGCAAGACGTGTTCAATCCATCCATTTTCGCCAGCATCGCGGATCTTGTACATATCGTGCGACTGCCGAACGATATAGCCCTGGGCATCGCGTATCCATGCGCCGAAGCGGTTGCGTGTTGCCCGAGCGTCAGACTGGTATTTGTTGATAATCTCGGCGATCTTGATGGCTTCCGGCGCCAGCTTGGAATTGTCCGCGCCTTCACGCCCGATATTCCACAGAGCCGTATAGGCATCACGATCGAACTGTCCGGATACGAATGCCTCGCGTACGCCAGCTTTCTCGACATCAGCCAGAAGGCCGCCGATCCATTCGCCACGGAAGTTTTTCTGTTCAGCATCGACCGAGATGCGGCCGCCAGCCCGCTTGCGCTCCGTGCCGACTAGCAGACCACGGAAGCCTTCGACATCCAGCCCAGAAGCGCGGAATTGATTCACGAACGACGATGCTTTCAGCCTGGCATTCAGGTTCAGCGATGCGTTCCGTTTGGCGATCACAGCCGCCAGTTCGAGATTGTTCGCCAGTTCGTCCGCCGCCTGCATTGCTTCATCTTGAAGACCGGTCGCTACATCCTCTGCACCCAGCGCATCACGCGTTGTGCGAGCGACGCCGCGCAAGCCCTTGACGGACTGGCGCAGTTGATCCAGCAGATCCTTTATTTCGGCAGACGAGATATCCGGCATTGCAGCGCGCATCGCTTCAGTCGCGGCAGCGTCATTGCCCAGCTTGTCGGCAGCGGCCCGGAGCACGCTAGCGAACTGCTTTGCTCGCACGATGCGTTCGTCGTGAACCTTCAGTTCTTCAGTTACCGTGGAATTATCCGGCGTCTCGCCGCGAGCATACATCGCTCCAGTACCACCATGCACATCCGCATCCCCACGCGCCACAGCATGCAGCGCCGATACCGCCAAGGCCTGATAGTCGGCCTCCGTCAGCTTCATTACCCCCTGTACAGATGTGAAATTCTTGAACACCCATGCCCTGATCGCGGCGATGATGCGCTTCACAAGCGGCAGTTCAGGCGACGACTGCACCAGATAGGCAAGCTGTTCCTCGCGCACCAGATGCGCAGGCGTGTCGGCAGGCACCGCAGCACGAGCAGCCTGTGCCCATTCAGCGCCGGACGTGATCGCGTCGTCAAGTTGCTTCAGTACCGCATCGAACGTCTCACGACCGAGCATCGTTTCCATGCCGACGTGAACGCCGACTTCATGCAGCACCAAGCCACGCGCTTCCTTAGCGCTGACGTTCTCGGCAACGATATAGGCCTGATCGCGGTTGATCGTAACTGCTTTCACATCGGCCGGATGCGGGCCGCCAGGCAGATCGGCGACGGATTCGACTACTTTCACCTTGCCGGAATCGAGCAGCGCCTGCGTACTTTTGCCAAACGCCTCGTTCAGTTTCTGCGTCAGGAATTCCACGCGGGCTGGCGCTTCAGCCATGCGCTCACCACGCGATGCAGCATCGCGGCTGTAGGCATTCAACCAAGCTTCGGCCTCGATTGCCGCGGCGCTTTTCTGTTTCGGCGCGAGATCGGCAGCAGTCACGCCGAGCGATTCCAGCGACTTTGCTTTCGCTAGTTCGTCAGCAGTGAATGGAATGTCGGTTTTATCGACCTTGTATGGCACGTCTGCAATGCCGGCCTGGCGGGCGGCAGCGAGACGGTTGTTCCCGTCGCTCACATACGCCATGCCGTCGGCTTCACTGACTTTCAGCGTGATCGGTTCTTTAACGCCATTCGTGCGCACATCCTCAGTCAGCGCTGCGAGATCGGTTGAACTCGGATCGACATTGCGATCGTGATCCTTCGCATTCCAGAGTGCGTCAGTTTTCAGCGTCGACGGCTTGTCGCCTGCGCGGCTATACTGAAACGCCCGATCGCCAGCCTTCAGCGTATCAGCCAGTGCCGTATCTGCGTCCGCCATTGCGGTATTCGCATCATCGAGCGCCCACGATTTTTTAGCATCCGCCTTCACGCGCGCCTCGACTGCTGCCGATGCCGCAAAATCCGCCGACTGCTGCGATTCCGGTTCAAAACTCTTGTCGGCTGCCGCCTTCACATCCTCGATCGTCGACGTGCCGACAGCATCATCCATGCCGACGATCGCCTCGACATCAACATTCCTGCCTTCCACAGACTGCGCTACGGCGCCACGTAGTGCCGCCTCACGCGTCTCCGGTGATACGCGGGCTAGTACCTCAGCAGCCGTATCGACAGACGACTCAGCGGCCTTTATGGATGCTTCCAGCATCGCCGTTTTGTCGGGCACTGCGCTACCGCCCAGCAGATCGCCCTGCTTCGGATTGCCGGCTTCAGTCAGCCGATCGTAAAAACCGTTAATCGCATCAGCAATCCGGCGCGGCGCCGAGATATTGCGGTCCATGAAATCCAGCAGCAGGCGAGATTCAGGCGTCATGCCATCGCCGAACGCATCCATCTGGTTCAGGTAATCCGGGATTTTTGTACCCTGGTCGCGCAGGGCATTATATTTTTCGACCGCTCCCTGTACATCGCCGGCAATATCAAGCGCGTGCAGATCGCCGGATCCGATCGCATCACGCGCCACGGCAATCGTCGGCGCGGTACGGCCAAGCGCCTGGGCTATATTCCGGCTGCCAGAATCCATCGATTCGACCAGTCGGCCTAGCGTCGGCGAATCACCGTATGCCTTATAGATCAGCGCACCGTTCAGTCGGCGCAGACCTTCGGCCGACAGTTTCCCATCACTATCGACCAACGCATTACGTTTATTCTCAGGCTGCGCCTCGACCCACTGCCGTATCGCGCCACGGTTTTCAGGCGATTGCAGATCGCCATCGGCGCCAACTTTCAGACGCGCATCGCCCAGCCGTTCCGCATCGACCTTGGATTGTTCCAGCGCCGACATATCGGTACTGCCGCCCTCGTTTGAGAGCATGGCGGCTTTCTTTACGTCGACCTCGCGCTGCAGGCGGCGCACCAGCACCGGCTTTTTCATTCCTTGCACCGTGGCCGGATCGATGCCGAGTTCCTGCAGGCGCGATTCGAGCGATGCCCGGTAATCGTTGCCCTTGCCGATCTCGTATGCCTTGTCGATGAACAGCGTGCGTCCGTTGCCGCCGATGATCCGGCCATCCGCCGCAACCGTCGGTGTGCCGACATCCATCAGCGGATTATCGGTCGACAGCACCAGATCGGGATCGAGCTCGTTCGCGCGCTTTTGGATTTCCGCCTGATATGCCGACCGGTTACGATCACGGAATTGATTGTCAGCCTTGTCGACCGTCGCCTTTAGAGAGTCAGCTTCGACTACGGCAAACTGTGCAGGCTCGCGTGTGTCGCCGATTTTTACTTCTGTGTCAGCACCCATCGCAGCACCAGCCGGCGGCGCAATTGGATCGGCCGCAGGATTCGGCGTGACCATCTCACTCGCGCCACGGAAGTGTTTGAACGCATCACCGGCAGCACCGCCTATGACGTGCAGCCCGCCGCCGAAGGCCGTGCCGAACGCGATGTTCGACATCGAGTCCATCGCGGAATAATCGTCGCCTAAGTCTCGGCGCGCGCTGCCATAGAATGGCTCAAGAGCCGCTGTAGATATTCCACCATCTGCCGCACCCAAAACGGCTCGGGCACCTGACCTAGCAATGAATGATTCTGCACCAACCGATGCGGCACGAATAGCGCGTAAAGCCGAAATGGATTTCGTCCACGGAACGAAGGCCGTGGCGAGATTGATCGGGTCAAGGATACCGGCGCCGAACATTGCACCACCACGTACAACGCTGCCCATGTCCCAAGGCGTACGCTCACGCACGTCTTTCGCGGCAGTAAGTTGTCGCTGGCGTTCAAGAATAATATCGAGCTGGGATTTCGTGTATGGCGCGTTAGGGTCAATGCCTTTTACCGCAACACCTGAATCTTTGATAAGCGCCTTCGTTTCATCGACAGGTAACTTTTCTTGCCCTTCGCCGGCGCTTGATAATTTGAATTTTGTTTTTGTTACGTCGAAATACGACTCCATCCAGGCTTCTTTTACTGAAGCATTCAGCTTGTCTTTGAATGATGGTTCAAAATCCTGCAGCGAGAACTGATCGGTTCCCGCATCTTCCGTGCCAAGGTAAAGCGGCATTATTGAACCCCTGTTTCGTTTTCTACCTGTTGCCGCGTCTCTAAAATACGCGCGCGTATCGCGTCATCTCGCGCTTTCATCTTACCACGCAGACCGCCGCTATTTGCCTGTACTGCCTTGGCGTTCTCAGATTGCAATTCGGCCCATGAATATGAGACCGGTTGCCCGCCGCGAGTAACGCGGTATTTCGTGCCGTTATTGCCCATCGCGTAGAGTTGGACGCCACTATCATCATCACGCGTATGCCAGAGTGGCCGCGACTGAACTGTACGCTGCCACTCTGCATTGACCGCAGCAGGGTCGCGCGACCCTGTCAGATCAGGAGGCGAATCTACATCGCCGATTTTCTTGTCGAGTATGATCTTCTCGCCAGCCTTGGCTGCGCTGATATCGATCGATTTCGGAAACCGTGTGACGCCGTCGAATGCATAGTGACCCAGCACCTGGTTATAGGCTTGATCGACTGCATCTGCCGGCTTCGTGCCGCCCTGTGTCAGTTCATAGGCTCGCTTGCGCATGATCGATTCATACGAGTTCGTCACACTGGCCGCCTGGTTCGTCATGTATGGTACAGCGCGAGCAAAGTCGCCGAGCTTTTCCGTCACGGCATCCTTGACGATTTTCTGTGCAGCGGAATCGATACCGACAGTCAGATCCGATTCCTTGATGCGCGATAGCCGCGACACGGACTCGCGCGCCGCCTGCGACGGGATATTCGGGATGATCAGCAGTTCGTTGGAAATCTTGTCCTCTTTTACCAGTTGCTGAAATACTTTCGGGAACAGGTCGGGGCCGTATTCCGCTTCCAGCCCAGCGATCAGTTTGGCGCTATCGTCTGCTTTCAACGCCTTCGACGCCTGCGCCGCAATATGATCGGACTGTGCCGGCGTCAGGATGCGCGGGTTTTCGATACCCAGCCGCGTCTGTTCCGCCAACGAGTCGCGTGCGAACTGCTGCACCATACCGGGACGCGATGCCGCCTGATCTTGCGGCAGACTATCGATCGCCTTACGCTGCGCCGATAGCGAGTCTGAATTCGCCGTCACATAGCCGACTGGATCTTTCTTGCGTTGCTCCATTACCTGAGCCGCAGCCTTCACGCGCGTGTTATAGCGCTCATCGTCAGCAGCATATCCACGGCCCGCTTGCGGCTTGTCGCTTTCAAGCTCGGCTTGTATTTCCGCCGACGACTGCGTTTTGAAGCGACCGATGTCGGCGGCCATGTCGCGCGACTTCTGATAATTCTCATAGGCCCGCGCGCCGTCAGCGCCATATGCGCGCGCAAAGTAATCCTTCGACAGATTAAACGAGTCAACCACGCCGTCCTGATGCATCGCCACGGCGTCCTGCACGGTACGCGTCGCCTCGGCCTTGAACGTCGCCTCGGATTGCTTCAGGCGTGTTTCAGCATGGTTCTTCATGGCGAGTTGCTGTTCCCAATCCATGCCGGTAAATGTTTTCGGCTGCACTGGCTTGTCATCGCTGGCGATCGGTACGTTACCATTCGATGCTACCGTCGCGATTACAGGATTGTTGCCCTGCTTCGATATACGCGCACGGATCGAATCGACATACTCGCCGATGGTCGGATCATTAGGCCGCGTCTTATTCTTCCAATCTCGGTTAATCGAGCCATCAGAATTCACTGCGCCCTCGCCGCCATAATAGGCAGCCGCGACTTTGTCGGTATCGCCGTTGTATTTCTTGCCGAGATATTCGACCCAGGCGTAACCAGCGTTTTTATTGTCAGCCGGATTCTTCCAGTCGGCATCTTTCGGGATCAGCCCCTTGGCCTTGGCCGCATTGAACGTACCCTCCTGCATCTGCATCGGGCCGGTCACGTTCTGTGGGTTCACCTTCGACGTATCGGCAGAGCCGGACGAGGATTCCTGCCCGTAGATCGCATCGGCCACGGCTTTCGAACCGGGCGTGATGCTGCCGGACGGCGTGGCAGCACCCGTACCACCGACACCAGGATCGAACGTGCCGAACCGGCGCTTGTACCAGCCAGCCGGATCGCGCTCTAACTCGCCTTTTTCGATAGCAAGATCCATGCCGCGCTTGTATTTGCTGGCAGCGGTGATCTTTTCCGCTTCGCTAAGGTCGTTACGCGCGAGGATCGTTTCGATGCGGCGCGTGGTCACTTCGTTGTAGCGCGTGTTGTCGTTGTACACCGTGTTCTGATCGGCTAGGATGCCCACATCGGTATCGGCATTGAGCTTGTTCGTCGTTGCCGATTCCTGGAACTTGAACGCGCCCTGCTGCAGGCGTGACTTCATCGCGTTCGCCTGCACCTGGAAATACTGGCGCGATTTATCCGTCGGCAGTTTTGCGGACTGTTCAGCTGACCACTTGTCGAAATCAGTGCCGATCGTCTCGCGCATATCGGGATCGCCGACCTTGTACGCCTTGAAGCGGTCGGAGGTATTCTGCTGCCAGTAGACATCAGCCTCTGACAAGATATTCGAGGACTGCACTGCGCCAATATTCTCGCGCTGCTTTGCCTGCGCCTGTTCGTACTCAACCAGCGCACCCTGGGTCTGCTGCGCCAGCCCGCCGAGAGCCGTAGCCATCGGGTCATTAGCCGAAACATTTGTCGTGGCGCGCGCCACATTCATTGGCGCGTCCATCGATTCGGTTCGCTGATATGTCGGGATCTTAGCCATTAGTATACAGCCCTTGGATTTTTTGCTTTGTAGTAACTTGTCGCGCCGCCTACCAGCGAACTTGCCGCGTTCAGGTAGCTAGCACTGACTGCATTGCTGCCTTGCGTGCGTGCCATTGATGCATTTGCCGTGCTAATCGCCGCCGATGAATCATATCCATCAGCCTGCAGCGCACCTTCGTACCTGATCGCTGCCGTATCCATTTCACCATCGTAGAGCGACGATCGGATCAGATCGGCGTTCAGACCCGCGCCGGCGGCAGACGATGAGGCGATCTGTTCGCCGACTGATGCTCGCATCCGCCGTCGCTGATCATCCTCTTTGATGCCCGCCATCCTGTTGGCGTGATCGGCCTGCTGCAGGGCTTTTTTAGCGTTGTAATCATCCATGTTCGCCTGCGACTGCATAGCGGCATCGGTTTGCTTGCCTGATTGGATCGCGCTTACGGCACCAACCACTGCCGTGGCGGCAGCGGCCCACGCCAGAGCTGTAGTTGCGGTTACACCAAACATGCTTATTCCCCTTCGATCTGTTTTACCTGCGCCATATCCAAAGCGGGGCGGCGCGTCATCAGACGATCCGATTCGCGCGTCATCGCGTCCTCGATCTCGCGAATGTCTGTCAGATCGGTACGTAAGATCGTGCTCCACCAGGTATCGCTATGCGCTACGCCGACGCGCTTGAAGCCTTTGGCTGCCGGCAGCACATGAAAGCCGGTCAATCTCTTTGGTCCTAAGTCGGTTGTTACGGTGATATCGCCGAACAGTACGCAGATGTTGTCGATCTCGGTTTGCGCTCCGGTCATGGTTACGCCAGCCGGGATCATGCCTGTCCGCGCGCACATACCGCCGAAGACCAAGTGAGCAATTTCAATGTCGACCTGCGGTAATTGCAGCGTGAGATTTTCCAACGCATGCACCTTGTCCGGCGAAGGCATACCGGAAATGAAATCTTGAATAGCGTCACTCATCTTCAACCCTCGCAAATAAATAACTGTTGCCACCATCAGGCCGGTATGCGCGCATTGGCGTACCTGGCGTTTCGTTGTTAAATCCCAACATTTCGAGCCACTTGATGCCAGCCTCAAACCCTACGTCGACGGATGCCTCAATGCGCCGCCACTTCGCAGCCAGCAGGAACCCCGCAACTGCGCGATGTATGCCAATCATGTGCCGCCCGGCGTCGCGTGAGACAAGCGCCCATATCTGCGCCCGGTTGTCCCAAATCTCTATGCAGCCGCCGCATCCTAAAACCTTGTCGCCATCCATCGCCGTAAATGCCTGCCCGCTTGCCTTCAGATAATCGCCATAGCCTTCACGCTGGATTTCAGCGCCGAAGTATTCCTGCGACGGTTGCAGCACGAGCGCTTTCAGATGCTCAGGTTTGAATGCAACGATGTTCATCGTGCATCCTGCGTCACAACTTGTGGCATGTAAGCAATAAGTGTAGCAGGCGTCGGCTGATCGTTCTCGTACATCAGGTAGCCATCACCGTTATATCCTTCAGGCCATGTCACTACCTTGTCGCCAGAAAACAACGGAACCGGCGCGCTCATCGGATCAGAGGCAGAGCGGAACTGCAGCGCGTCGAGATTATCCGAACGAGATCCGTATTTGCCGCCGCCCGTATTCAGGAAGCGCAACACCGCCTTGTGAATTCTTTTTGTCTTGCCCTGTGACGTGCCATCGCCTGCGCCCGCTTCGATGCGCATCGAGCGCCACCGACATGGACACGGCAGGCCGATGTTCACAATCGATGCCGCGCGCTGTAGCGTAATCACGCCACCCGTCACGGTTTCTTGTGGAGCGGGAGCGCCGTCAGCCAGGATGTCGACAGTCATGCCTTCCAGATGCCCAAGCCCGGAAATCGTTTTCGTCGGCGCGCCGTTGTAAGTCAGGCCGCAATCCATATAGAACGAGCTGGACTGCGCATCGCCTAGCCGCCACGGGTGTTCCATGTACTCGACATAGCGCTTCGTCACGCCATTGATCGTACGACGCACCACCAGCCATAACTCATTGCGATCGCCTTCAGCCGCTGGCATCACCGCCAGAGACTCAACGAACCCGTCGCCGCCGATCGGTTGCCGATGCCAGCCGCGCACATCCTGTTCATTATTCCATGTGAAGCCGATCAGCTTGCCGTCTGCACGGATTCCCCACACGATAGGATCAGGTTCTTGTGCAAAGGCGATGTTGATGACGCCCGATGCGGTGATGTGTTCCGCGAGCACCGTGGCATCGCTTCCCTTGTATTTGTAATTCAGTTCATCATAGGACACGTCACGCGCCTTCAGACCGGAGCGCTGAATAAACATCGTCGCATCGCCGTTCTTGATCGGCTGAATCGCACGGCTGCCATACGATGAAATCAGCCGCACGCGCACGTTGCCAGGACCGATCGGGTCGCCGTTCGTCAGTTCGCCGACCGTGAATTCGCCGCCTGCAGTGCCGCACAGCAGTTCTTCGTCGCCTGACATCCACTGGATACTGTTGATTTTTCCAGACACGAGCGTGATCGAGATCGCCATATCGGCAGTAACTTCGCCGAAATTACGAGGGCTGAAATCCTCAAAATCGGCAGATACCGAACCCCATGCCTGCTGCTTGCGCCCCCACCACAGACGTTCGCGGAAGAATGCCACATCCGTCGGCCAGCCGTTTGCCGTCGACCACTCGGAGAATGCCCATCGCGTTGTGGCGAGCGTAGATCCGACCGTCTGCGAAGGCAGCCGTTCGATGACATCAGCGGTCACCGCCGTGGGACTGGTATAGGCCGTAATGCGAACATAACCGTAGCCTGGATCACGATATTGCCATTGCACGCCAGAATCACCATCCAGCAGTGCGCCTTCGGTATGCACAGGCTTGTTCGTCCCGGTCGTCGCAGCGTTCAGCGCTTCATAGGTTTTATTGTCGGACCGGCGCCGAGCACCAGCAGCAATGACCTTGCCCACTTCCCATGCCGGTATCGCATTCGTGTCGCGCGATTCAAGATAGAAAAGCGAGCCTACCATCGCCGCCGTGAAGATACCTGCACTCGCCGTCAGACTAATTCCTGTACCGGTTTCAGCCGACGCATACACCGTCGTCGCCGTATCGTTCAGCGACTGCCACGGGCCGCCTTTGGCAACATACAGGTCGATCGTGAACGTGACTGCCGACGTGCGCTTGAGGATACGCTGCTGATAATTTGGATGCGCAATGTACAGGAAGTCGCCAGACTGTTCGATGCCCAGCTTCGGCGTCATATCGGCATTGAACAGATCCGCCGTCGTGTAGGGCGTGGCTACCTCGACCGGCACGCCAGGTGCTGATTCGAGGATGCCGCGAACCTTCGTCACCGCGTCCCATGTGTAGAACCGAACGTATAGGTTTCCGAATTCGAGGATATACGCCTGATCGACAGAGAACTCGAACACCTGCAGGAACACGCGCGCCGAACTATCCTTGATCTCATGCACGAACCGCGTACCGCCGCGTCGTACAATCGGCCCTTGCACAGTCGGAATGAAATTTTCGAGGATCGAGGCGCCGGAACCATACTTTGCGAAGTCAATACGGCCATCGAGCATGGGCGAAAGTTCGCCCGAGTTGAAATTCCCAAGGATCGTTGAGGCTTTTCCCATCAGGAAACCTCAAAGCCAGACGCGTACGATGACCATGGATCGCCGCTGGCGTAGCCGGAATCTGTGCCGCGCGAATCAAGCCATGAGCCATTAGGCAGCTCGTCAGGGGCTTTCTCGATCGCATCCTGCCGTATGGCTTCACCGAGCGCATATTTATAGGCCTCGGCACAGCGCGTGTATTTTGTTTCGGACTGTGTAATCGTCTCGCAGGATTCCATCGCCAACTTGCAGGCGAAGACTTCGACAAACAGCGGATCGAACAGCCCGGTATTTTCCAACCGGCTGATATAGCGTACCTTGAGCGGCGCTATGTAGTTGGTAAGGATCGAGCCGGATTCAATCGAGTATGGCGGCGATTGCTTGCCGGTGCGCGCGTAGTAATCATTCACCTGCACCATCGACAGATAATCAGATGGGAGCGGATACTGATACAGATAACCCCATGCAGGCGGCGCTACGAGCACCAGTAGCGAATCGCGTTTCATCGCAAACTTCCAGCGATAGCGACGCAGCTCGGCATCGCGAACTTCATCGAACATGGTGTTCAATGTGCGCGCCGCCTTCGTGTCATCCGTCAGAAGCAGGATGCGGTCATCGCCCAGCTTGGCAAGCGCGCGGTTTGCGATGGAAACTTTCGACGACATGATTATTCGTCCTTGCTATAGAGCGCCTGCGCGGCCGACTTCTTGCTTTCGACTGCCGGCGACAATTCCATTTCAGTAATTTGCAGGCACATCGAGATGTCGTTCTCTTGCGAGTCGCCGTCATCTTCGACTGATTCAGACGATGAGCGCACGAATGCGACCGCCACTAGGTTGAGCTTCATGCCAGCCCGCAGCGGCTCAGTGATGCCGAGCGCCTTGCACTGTTCTTCGTTCAGGTTGATCAATGTTCCCCAGCCGTAAGGACTGGACGAACAGCACATCGAATCTGAATCGCTGGTTTTCATGCTGACGAGCGCCATAATTCCTCCGGTATTTAGATGCTGATTCTACATTGCTGCAGTGAAATTCTCAACGTTTAGCTGTCGGTTGCAAACAGTTCGAGCGTGTAGTCTTCCAGTGTCGGCAGATCAGATCCCCCCGTTGTCATCTGCATGCTGATCGAGAAATACATCGCCGTGCTGTCCATGTTTGAAACAGTCTGCGCAGTCGAGTACACCGTCGTCGATGATCCGCTGTAGCCGTCGTTCTCGTTGCCGTTGCCCTGGCGACGCAGCGATGTCGCGGAGGTTCGCTTGAATTCATGAAACGCACCGTATGAGCGATCACTGGCAGCCATCACGATCGTCGCCATCAGCGGATCAGCTACCGTGCCGAGCGGACCGAATCGCAGTCGGATCGTGCAGATGTCGACCGCACCAGATTTCGATGCGCCGACAAACACGCGCAGGCGATCGAAACCTGCGATCACGCCAGCAGGGATCAGCGCATGCGTTGGATTGACCTGCGTTTCAGCCGTGGTCGTCACGCCAGCATTTGGCGTATCGATTGCATCGAGAATGCAACTGCCATTCGCCGGTTTGAAGCGCGTGCCATTGCAGGCAAAAATATTGCCGCCGCCGACATCGGTCGCGAAGAAGCTGGAATAGAGTTGTGTCGCCGGCGGACGATTTGCCCAGGCCAGCGCCGGTACACCATACGGCAGCAGTCCGGCAGGACCATTGACGCCGACGACTTTCCCGGTTGCATCGTTTGAATAGGTAGGAAGAAATTGCTCCTGACCGCCATCATGGAACAGACCTACGATATTGCCGGTTGCGTCATATAAAAACGATGCGCCGCCTACGCGAAGATTGCTCATGCAAAAACCTCTTTATGTAAAAACAGGGGCGCGCGGCCCCTGTTGTATTTGCGTTCAACTAGATCAGATCACGTCTTCATCAGTCTTTGGCTTGCCGCTCTTTTTTGCGGCAGGCTCGTCCTTGAGTTCGACGAACCAAGCATCTTTCAGGTCGGTATCGTCAGGAACATTGAACTCCGCATCCTTTTCACGCAATTCACCGAAGTAGCCTTTTTCGAGAGCTTTGACTTTCATGATCAAGCAATCACAAAGCCGCCGGCATAGTTGTTGTTTGCCTGAACGTCGAGCGTCAGATAAGCATCAACAGTACCCGCTGTCATCACGCCAGTCGCGATGCGGTAAGCAAGGCGGAGGTAGCGGTTCAGACCAATCGGCAAAGCCGCACGAACGAGCGTGGTGTTCGCTGTCAGCGCCGCAACAGCAGTCACTGGTGTCAGAACTTGCACGTCAGTGAATGTCGAGTTATCAGTCGAATGCTGCAGAACCACCTGCAATGCGCCACCTGCAGCGGTAGTGAATGCCGCCTTCACTTTTGCGTAGACGTAAATCACTTCGTCACCGATGCCTTGGTCGGCGGTCGATCCGGTATCGTAGACATTGGTTGAAGGGGTATCGCCTACTGCCGTCACGGCTTGCGCCAGCGAGAAGGTTTCTTGAATATCGAGAATCATGATGTAGCCCTCAGATAAAGGTGATCAGACAACGCGCGCTTCGGTCGACAAGAGTCGATCGATCGTGCGGATCGGTGTGCCGAAGAATTGCATGGAGCCGTTGTTCACGGAGCCAGGCGCAACGTCGCCAAATTGGTTAGTGGCTTCCACGACCTTGACCGCAGTGTTCGACTTGTCCAGCGCGGCGACAGAGAGGAATTCTTTGACGGTGCGGTTTGCATAGAATACCGGCTTGCCCATGCCCATCATCGGGATACGGGACTGCGCACGGATCATCAGCTTCATCAGCGCAGTTGCAGCCGTCGGCGCTTGCGTGCCGGTTTGCGCGACTAGATCGGTCATGTTGATGTTGCAGATGCGAACGACATAGCGCCAATCGCGGACAGCTAGGCCGACTTTCCATTTCCACAAGTCAGCGAATGCGCGATAGCGATCGTTGTTTGCGTCAAATGCGTCAATCTCGCCGAGATCCTTGTGATCCAGACCGGCGCTCGAACCTTTTGGATAGATGCCGGTAATAGTATTCGGGCCCCAAACGACTAGCCAGACCGAGCTGTTATTTGATCCAGTGCCGCCTGCGTCGATCACATTCTGCGAAGTCGGAACGGATGCAGAGACGGTATTGAAACGCGGTGTCAGGCCGGTAAAGCGTTCCGGGTTCACGGAAGTGTCGCCGTAGATCAGGGTTTCGCCGAGCGACTGGTTCATACCTTCGATTTCGCCCATCGCTTCGGATAGACGGAATTCAGCCGTGTTGCCATTCAGGTTTGCCGCGTCAACGTCGATTTCATTGCGCGCTTCCAGCATACCGCAAGTGTCAGTGACTTGTGCGCGGATCGACTTGGTCGGCTGCACACCTTGATACAGCTTGCGCCATGTTGGCGCCGGCAGACCGACGCGGATCGAGGATTGATGTCCGGTAGGCAAATTGCCTTCGATAAACGTCATGTCGATCAGAATTTCATTCGCCTGCGTCATCAGCTCGACGAGTTTTGCCGGCTTGCCATCAGGATCAATCGAGCGTGCGATGTCGGTCATTGTGACCGCGCCGGCCTTGCTTGGTAAAGTTGCCATGTTTTAAGCTCCGAAAAAGGATATACGGGGTCACATACCTGATGCGATGTATCGCCCCATGGCGCGATATCCTCATCAATTAGATCAGGATGGTACATCAGCGATGTTGTATCCACAATGCAACACCGCTAATTAGTCAACTACTTGTTTGTGCCAGAATACAACAGTTCTGCAGTTGACGGTTTGACACCATTACCGCCGTTATTCGCGCCCAATCCGGCAGCGTCGTGCTCGCCGATCGACTTGCCGATGTTCTGCCAGAACTTCATTGTTTCCTTGTAGCCGAGCACAGACTCCATCGACGAGATCACCTGCATCTGTTTTGCCTGATCGCCAGCAATGAACTGCGTTACGCCACGGCGTGCGAGTTCCATGTTCGCGGTGGACTGCGTTCCCCACTCATTCGTGAGATCGGCAGCCTCGGCCTTATTCTTTGAATCCAGCGCCGTGATGCGATCGGCTTCGGACTTTTGCGCAGCGGCAGTCTGTTCTGAAAATATTTTGTTGCGGATTTCCAACAGTTTCGCCGCTTGTTCCGGCAGGATATTCGCCTCCTTGAACAGCGTTTGAATCAGCGCCGCGTTTTCAGGACTGTCGCCATCGGGCAACGTGACCTCGTACGCTTCGGCGGAATCAGGCGCACCAATCGCTTTGTAAAATTCGGCCCATTCTTCAGGCGTCGCATCCTTACCTGGCCTTTTGACAGCAGGCGTTTCGAGCTTGGCAGCCTCGGCGGCGGCGAGTTCCTTGGCAGCCTGTTCTTCAGGCGTCAGCGCGACAGGCGTTTCTGCGCCTGCAGCAGCGCCATCGACAGCAGCGTCAGGCGCGCCAAACAGTGCGGCGCCGGCCAGGGAGCCTGCATCGGTAGGAGCGGCGACGGCAGCAGTGGTTACGGTATCAGTCATGATTAAACCTCAGAAAGTTGGTTGCGGAGTGCGTAGCCCATGAGCGGCCAAATCTTTTGCACGGCATTATTGCGCGCGATCTTTCGACCGATCTCTGCGTCGAAGTTCTCCGGGCTGGCGCAGGCCGATTCGCCAGTGACGGTGAAGCCGTTGCGCAGGACCAGGACGCAGAAAGTCAACAGATCAAGAGAGGGCGAATAATCCTTGAGGCCGCCGACGCCTACAGGGTCGTCGTTTGCCTCTGCACCTTCCCTGGCAGTGAAGTAATGCTCGCTGGCGATATTCGCCTCGATGTCGTCCGGCGTGATGCGCGGCTCCGTTAATCCCTTGGCTTGTATCTCAGCTTCTATATTTTCATTCATTTTCAAGTTCCTTCATGCGGTTGAGAGCTTCATCGCTCAGGTTGAGAATCGAGGTAATGCGCAGCCATACTTCACGCCGCCCTTCCAGAATCGCCGAGGCGTGCGTGTCATACGTGCCGTTTCGATCGAACGTGCTGCAGCTTGAATCAGCACGACAGAACTCGCGCAGATCATCGAGCATGGATTTCACTACGCGCGGATCACGGTTCTCGCGCAGGAATACCCAGCGAAAGATCCGGCGCTTGTTGAGCCAGATATGGAATTGGGATTTCTCGGCTGCCATCAGTGCAGAATCCTATCATCCATCTGATCGAGGAAGTCGTCGACTGCCTCATCGTGACCATTGCCATGACCGACTAGTTCAGGAACATCAGCACAGTGAGCAATGAAGCCAGGAAAGCCGTCATCGAACTCAGTCGATGTGACCGTCAGGCTTTTCATTTCGGCACCACGCCAGGCAATTGCTGCCCTTCAGCAGTAGCCGAGATTGCACCAGCCTGCGCCAGGCTCTTGGCTGCATCAGCCGCTACCGGCGCCGCAGCGAGAACCTGATCCATCTGCGCTTTCTGCTGCTGCGCCGCATCGATCGCTTGCATATCCTCGTCTGAGTACAGGCATTTCGCCGGCATGCCGTTGACGCGCGCCAGGTACTTCGATGCCTCATCGACGTTGAAGCGCTTGAATGCGGATGGGCCTGCCACCTGTGCAATCGGCGCGAGCTGTTCAAACGTCCGCAGGATCGCGACGCCGCCCTCGGCTTCACGCATGCGGGACAATGGCGAGTCGAATTCGATCGCATACAGACCGCCAGCATCAGCCAGTTTCTTCGGCATCTCAGGCAGTTGACCGGCCATCGCCAGAATGTCCAGCTCACGCTTGAGCATCGGCGTCAGGAATTCGGTTTCAATGCGGCTGCCGGTCGGGCCGATCAGTTGGCCTTTTTCCTGCGCGCGCAGCATCGCTTCGGTCGCCGTGATGTTCGGCTTGTCGATCAGGATCTGGAACAGGGTTTGCAGCAGCGCGTCATTGATGACCGAGCGCTTTTGATCCATCAGTTCAATGCCGACTTGCAGGTTCTCGCCGAGCTTCATTGGCACGATCATCTGCCGGCCTTGATCATCGAGCCCGCCGTAATTGATCGCGGCCGGCATCATCTTGATCGCGTCGAGGATGCCGTCACGCCCAGCCAGCAACGGCGGCAGGACCGCGAGCTGAGCAGCCTGAATCGTCGTGCGGTTCATTTCGTTGAGCATCTTCACGTCAGGATTAATCGTCATGCATGGTGAACGGCCATAAACCTCGCCAGGCAATAAATCGTAACGACCTACCGGATATGGGAACGTGCGGAAGCCGCCTTCCTCGATGATCTCGCGCGTGTCATAGCAGACGTAATACGAAATAAATTCCATCCCGCGATGATCCTTGCGGTTCACGTCGGCATCGAGCCGTGGCTTGACGCAGTGCAGGAAGCGGAATTCTTGATCAGGGGTTTTCTCAGCAGCGCGCTTTATGATCGCCGGCAGCTTGTCACCCCATTTCTGGAATGCCTGGCGCGCCGTCCAGTACCAGTCGCGATGCACCAGGTCGACATTGCCGAATTCGTTCTCAGCGAAATAGAGCTGCTTCATCGGCACAGATCGATAGAACAGCGACTTGCCGGTTTGCTCACCGACAAACATGCCGTACGAGCCGTATTTGCCGCCGTTGTAGTAGCAGCCTTGCACCTCGGAATCGAAGTTTGCCGCATAGCGGGCGCGGAACAGGATGGATGTCACTTGTTCCAGGTAGCGCGTGACCTCCATATCCTCAGCCAGGCCTTCATCGACCGGCTTGAGCTTATGCCATGTTTGATTGCGCGGCGTGACGAGCGAGTGAATCGCCGCCTTGAAGCGATCGAGCGCCAGGCCGGGCGTGGCATCGAATGCCTTCTCGGTGCGCTGTTGGCCTTTTGAAGCAGTCGGCGACATCGATCCGAAGTCGGCGGCAGACGGATTGATGCGCTCATCGATCTCGGTCCACACGCGTTCGAAGTTCGACGAACGCAGGTTTTGCATGCGTCCGTGTTGCGAAATGAGTTCGTCCGCGCGCAGATCGGCCATGTCTTATTGCCCCAGCAGTGTTTTGCCAGCCACCGCACCAGCAGTCGTGCCGCTGTCAGGCGTAGTCAGCACAGTCGCTGCCGAGCCTTTGCGCTTGCGCATGATGTCCGCTGTATCGCGATCAACTTGTTCCTGATTGACGACCGGTACTTGTACCTCTGTGACTGCAGGCGCTTGCTGCACCTGTGGTGAACTGAACAATCCGCCCATTGTGATAATCCTCGTTGTAATGTGAAATTCGCATCAGCCTAGAACTGAATACGCTGTCTCGGCATGTGTCCGCAAGGCACCATTATGCCCCGACTTCGTGATCAGGTTTGCACTTTTTGCCTGCGCCCATTGCCGGAACGCGTCCGCGCCTTCGGAATTGGCATCGTGTTTCGGCTCGTCCGACCAGCGTGCATCCTGCGCATTCCAGCGTTTCTTGTAGTTTTCGAGGCGTTGCAGTCCAAGCTTACAGCCAGCCTCATCGAAGTACGCCGAGCCGAACGCCTCGCGCGTGATCTGGATCCCGGTGTTGACATCGGTTATCACCGGCACGATCACAATGTTCCGAAGGCCAATATCCTCAAGCATCTGTTTCGTCGACTTATTCGTGTCGGATAGGCGCTTGTGCGCCGCATCATGCGGCAGGAAATGCTTGTTCCAGACATGGCCAGTTTTCTGCAATTCAGCAACGTAATGCTTCAACGTCTCGCCGTGCGCTTCGATATAGCCGACGAAGCGATCCTCCATGCCAACCTGCTGATGCAGCCAGATCGCGCAGCCGTCGCTGTTGCCGATGTCCCAAAACGTATTCACCGGCACCGAGATTTCAGGAATCGACAGGATGCGGCCTTTCTTGCGCGCCGCCGTGAGCTGATCGGTGTAGTAGCAGCCTTCGGTCGACACCTGGAATGCCTCGCGTGGAGTCGACGGGTATTCCTGCCACATGCGTTCGGCACTACCGGCGAAGTCCGTATCGCGCGTCGCTACGTACCAGGCGCGTTGTTCGTCATCGAGCGCGCATTGCTCAGTGGCTTCGATGCGGTCGAAATATTCGTGATCCTTCGGCGTGATCAGCACGTTGGCTGTCGCCATGCGGTACGAGTCGTCGCCATGCCACGGGAAGAAATGAAACCGGTAGTCGCGTTCAGTGAGCGGACGACCCTGATCAGCCACGGCCATCGCACGCTGCGACATATCGTGGAACTCGCCCTCAGCGCCCTCAGCAGTCGATTCGATGATCGTGATGCCGTTCAGCGGCACCGCCGGGATCGAGCCCGTGATGACTTCCTTGGCCTTGTCGGGATACTTCGCGCAGATTTTGCCGAATTCGGAAATATGGAGGCGATGGATCGTGCCGGATCGCATCGATGTCGCCACACGAACGGATGAATTGTTGTGTGCGAACAACAGCTCGGTTGCCGAGTCGCGCGCCAACGGCATCGCGGCCTTCAGATCCGGCGGCAGGTTGTCGTACGCGAATTTCACTTTGTCACGGAAGATGACCTCGGCCGCCTCGCGATCTTGCGCAATGATGCCGCAGCGGCTGTTTGCGTTGAACAAGGCATGATCCAGCCAGACTATCGCGATCAGCGTCGTGAAGCCTAGCTGCCGTGCCTTGAGGATGATGTTTCGATGATGCAGGCGATCGATGAAGCGACGCTGCGCCCGGTTTGGCTTGAACTGCATGACCAGTCCTGCAGCGTCGTCATCCGTGCCCTTAACGATGATTTTGTACAGATTCGATATGCGCCACATGGGATCGCCCAGGCGCTTGCGCAGTTCGACCGCAGCGGCCTTGTCTGCGTCAGTCTGTTTCATCGGCTACCGGCTTGAGTGCAGAGCCGCCAAGCGATGCGAGGATGTCGGACAGGCCCGTATGATGCACTTCGGCTTGGACGCGATCGCCGTACACCTTCGGCAGCATTTTCGAAAGAATCCACTTGCGGGTATCGACGCGAAGCTTTGAGCGCGCGATTACGTCGTGATCGGTACGCTGCTCGCCAGACGAAGGATCGACGTAGGTATCGTTCGCCCCGTCGTCGCTGATCGACAGGATTTCAGAGGCTAGAAGTTCCGCCTGCATCTGCTTCCCGCGCGTGTATTGCGCGGAAAGCGCGTCGTGATCCGAAACCCACTGCAGGAACGTGGTAAGCGGAACACCAACATCGAGGCAGATGGAACGCAACGATTCATGCCCAGCAACGCGTTCGATGATCGCATCAGCCTTTGCCTGATCGTACGTGCTAGGGCGGCCTGTTGGCTTTTTCGGCACAGCAGGCTTTTTCTCGATGCTCATCGCCGATCCACCAAACACAACACGCCCACGTACAGCAGGCCGAGTAAAGCCGTGTAAGCCAATAATTCGATTGCTTGAATGAAATTTTCCATGATGGGAATCCTACAGCGATTTTCCGGTTTCAGCAACACGTCTGCGCTCACGACGCCAGACCACGACGGCATGTTCCAAAATTTCGAGAACGTCCGATCCTGCGCCCTGGTTGATCATGTGCTGCCGAAGTTCATCGTGACCCCATAAACCGTGCGGAGGACTGATCGCGGCATCTGTTGCGATGTTTGCAATGCCGCTATCGCCGCCGCGATAGTTTTGCAGCCAGTTCGCGAAACTCATGCTGTTCTCACGCAGACCGAAAGACCAAGGCGCGGGACGGTATTGACCTGAACCTCGAACCCTTCTCGAAATCGGGCAAACGATCGAGCCGCGTTTCGGATGACACCAGGCTCAACAGGCGCAGTAAAAATATCGCCTACAGCCATGTCGCAAAATGGGTAGAGTTCTTGCCCAACAGAAATATCTAAAACGTTTGTCATGATCGCCTTTCGAGTGTTGCGTTTTTGGTTGGTGCAAGTGGCACTGGCACAGGCAGCTTATAAACCTTTTCTAGAGACCCCTTATTATACTTATATATGTTGCATTTATATATACACTAAATTACTTACTGCTCCTTCCTTATTCTTCTTGTGACCTTGTGCCAAAAAGAAGAAAGAATATAATAAACAAGGACTTACGTAATTTTCGTTCTTGTGCCAAATCCTGTGCCGGCACAAGCTTCGTCCTGTGCCACTACAATGGACGCTCGGCATGCCGGTAATCTGCCGATGCAAAGTCTGCAACACCGCGAATGCGCAAGCCGGTATAGCAATTTCTTCTTGTGCCATTTTCCCTTGGTTGAGCGCGTCCGATGCCGCTTACACCTGCGTTTAAAAGCTTGCCAAAACGCGCCATCGTACCCGGATGATCCATGCCCTGCGACTTGCACCACTCACGCCAAGCCTCGAAAATCTCACCTCTTTCGACTTCGTATTCCGGTCCAATAATGCATTTTTCAGCAACAAATTCGCTGATCGGCGATGATGTTTCGCGCAGCTCGTCAGCCAGTTCACGGCTTGATTCCGGCTGGATCAGGTAGCCGCGAGCCTTTAGGCGATCAAGCCCGGCCAGCGCCCACAGAACGATGCCAGGCAGCTCTTGCAACAGCCTGGATGTCAGCGAATGATCCTCGCGGCCGAGAAACGACGTGTTGAATTTGAACAGGATGAAGCGGTTTGCCAGCGCGGCGGAGGCATCTGTGAAGCCAGGCGTCTCGTTGGATGCCAGCACGAACCGCGTGGAGAGCTTGCCAGTCCAGTCGCCAAGATACTTGCGCGGCACCGATAAGGCGTCCTCGCCAGTGATGCGCAGCAGGTTTTCAACGATCGGCTGCTGATCGACTTTGCCCGACAGGCGTGCGTCGGAGATCATCGCGACGCGCTTGCCGACGAGCGGCTGCAGGCCGAACTGTGTACCGATGGACGCCAGCGACGGCGACACGCGGTTATGCTGCCCGACGAGGTTTTCGAGCACGCGCAGGATGGTTCCTTTGCCGCAGCGTGGCGGGCCGATCATCATGAAGGCTTTCTGCTGGCTCGTGTCATCCGTCAGCATGTAGCCAAACATATCCGCCAGACCTTCAATCGACTGTGCATCGTTCTGCCACATCGACGCGAGGAATTTCAGCCAGGCTTCAGGTGCGCGCGCGCGCGGATTGTAGTCGAAGTCGAGCGCCGAGATCACGAACAGACGCGGATCGGAGCGCATCAGGCGGCGCGTCGGCCAGTGCAGGAGGCCGTTACGGAAGGCGATAATCTCGCCGGCAGGTACGTCGCCGTCCATATTGATGATCCAGGTAGGCGGCTCATCCAGATCGACGTAGCAGACCGCCGTGAGAGCATGCATGACATCCTCGACGTTGCTGCGCTTTGGAGAAAAGCCGACGACTTCCTTATCGCCGGTTTTCTGATCGACCTTGATCGTCATGCAGGACGCCATAAAGCGGTAGAGCTGCTGAATCAGGTATTGCTTGTCGCGCACAACGTAACGATGCCCGTTCCATGTGTAAAACTCGCCGCGCCAGAACAGCACCTTGCTATCGGCGGCGAGTGTGTCCTGGTAATGTTGTGCCGTGAGCAGCGGCGTCGCGGAGAATATGAAGATTTCCTCATCGTCGTCAGAGGCGCGATGATAGGAGTGTGCCGGCGGATTCTGATCGTACACGTTGTCAGACCCCTGATCGTCGTCAGCGTGAGAGTCCGCTGATACAGGCTGACGATCAGGTTCCGTGACAGCGTTGCCTGCAAGGGTAAAGGAATGCCCCACAGCGCGGCTTGCGGAGTTATTCGGCACGGATGCCTCGACACTGCCCGCATGATCGAGCGGCTTAACGGATGCCGCGCCCGACTTGGTACGCCGTGTATCTAGTGGCGTATCGTTTGTGTCTGAAAAACAACGCTTGACGGCTTCGATGCCCTCGTCAGCGTGCAAATCGTTGAAATCGGTATGTTTCACCGGACGTTCGTCGCGCCACATAGGCAGCACAACGAACGCCTGAATTTCTGCTGCCGCATCCTGCGCCGCCGTGATGCCGGGGTTGCCATCGGTCCACGCGTCGTCGTCGGCCGCCATGAAGATAGTAGCAGATGGCAACGCCGCGCGTATCTTGCGGGAAATATTTAACAGATTGCCGGCCGAAATTGCGACCACGCAGCAGTATCCGGTTGCCAGGTGAATCGATATTGCCGTGGCATAGCCTTCGCAGATCACGATCGGGCCGAGCTTGTTCGGCTTGCCGATCACGTGATAGGCGCCGCCAGACGGCGTACCCTTGATGAAGAACTTGCCGCCGTCCGGTTGAATGCGCTGCAGGCCGACGAGCGCGCCGGGACCGTGACGCAGCGGGATCAGCAACTCGCCGTTCAGGATGCGTGCACCAGTGCCGGGAATCAGTTTGCGTTTCAGGTACGGATGATCGTCGGACTCAGTAGCAGCAGCCCACAGGCGCGCCGCCTCGGTTGCCGCGTACTCACGTTCGAGCAGAGATTCAGCCTCGCGTACGAGTTTCGCCGCCCGCATTTTTGCAGCGTACTCGCGCTTCTGTTCATCGGTCAGTGGCGTCGTTTGTTTCTGGCTCCACTTCACGTCGATGTCGGTATCGCGGTTGCAGCCGAAGCGGCCGGCCGGGATGCCGTCGGAATGCAGAATGTACCAGCCAGCCGTATCGGATTTTTTGCCCGAGCTGCTGAATCTGTGAATTTTGCCGTCGTCGATGATGTCGTCAGGGGCAATGAGCCCCGTCGCCGCGATCGCGTCGCGGAATTCGGATATGTGATTCATCGGCAGCCCGGCAGCAAAGAACTGTTGCCGATCGGCAGCGATTTATTGTTTTTCCGACAACGTGCCAGCGGATTCCTACATGAGAGCAGTTTTTTTTTCATGCTGGCACCCTGAGATCTGCGCGGGTTGGCAGGGAGTCGCCAGTAGCGGGAGGATCGATTTTCTTGAGTCGGCTAGGTGGACAGGCCGTGCCACCACTTAGATATAAGTGGGTATCAGAGGGGATAGTGTTATAACAGGAATCGCAAAATGTTGTTGGATTAATAGCAGGGCCGATGACGGTGAATATCATGCCGATAGCGTCCGAGTTCCCGCAGCACGCACGCGGCTTCACCACCATCACCAGATCGCCGGACTTAATCCCGGCGCTCATATTGCACCGCCCAGCTCGATCGTGTCGCCAGAATTCGACTGTACGAAATATCGCATGGCCGCGATCAGTGGCGTCTCACCCATCATCGGCACGCCGAATACATCGCTATTCGCCGACTGCCAGCCATCGTCCAGCGAGGCGATCAGTGCGATGCGCTTCGCTTCGATCAGCGGCCCACCATGCTCCCATTTCGTCGACGGCGAATAAACAAGCCGATACTGCAGTTTATATTCTCGGCAGATTTCTAGCAGGCGATGGAAATTACCGTCGAAAATAATTGTGCAGATAGTTTTGGTATAGTTCTCGTTGTACAGCCCGACATAATGATCGCCACGCAGTTCCCACGTAAGACCCTCGCAATGCGAATCGAATTGTGCGCACGCGAAATCGAGCATCATTCCCGTTAGTGCTGAAGTCTGAAATTTCATGCCATCCCCTAAATAGTTGCCCTGGTTAATTAGAAACTCACGCGGCAACCGTCAGGGATACGGTTTTCAGTGGCGAACCTAGCCGAGCTTGAAACTGATAATACTACTTTCCTGGCATCAATGGGGCGATTTTCGCAACATCGTCGGCAGAACGTGCGATCAGCGCCACACCGCCCGCCCGCTCGACGACGGCGAGGAACTGTTTCTGCTGATCCGTGGCGCGACCTTTTGCGGCTTTCACTTCACATGCCACGAACTGCGCGACCTTTTGCCCAACCATATCTTGCGTCACCGTGATCGAGCGAAACCCGATGCAGTCGGATACGCCAGGCGTGCCGATTTTCACCGGCCTGCCGTCGACCGTCTTAAAATTTCCGACGTTGTATCGAAGCAACAGCATGCCGAGATCCGATGCACGCAGCATACAGTCGCGCATGATGCCGCCCTCGCTTACTGGTTTTGATTTAATTGCCATATCTGCAGCACTTTCGCTTTGAGTTCGTCGGCCGCAGGTTGCCCACGGTGCTGCAGTACACCCTTGACGATCCTGCCCGTATTTGGATCAGTCCACCCTTCCATGTACCGGATGCGATGGCTGCGTGTCGGCATGGCGAGCACGGCCCGCGCTTCGGTTTCGTGACGCCAGGCTTCGGAATCGTTGGCGACGATGGTTCCGTCAATCAGCGTTACTGTCTGCATGATTTGATCGGCGTCTTATTTTGTCTCCACCAGTTGTTCCACGTAGAGAACTGCCACCGCTGACTATTTACTCCCTTGAAGAAGCAGAACATTTTCCCGTTGATCAGAATCCAGATGCCACTTCTGGCCAGTATGAAATTGTAACCATAGCCTCTGTATTTCATAAGATTCTCCATTTAGATTCCCATTTCCTCGCAGTGAACCGCCGTTACAACCTCAGCATTGATCAGCACGTTCGCTGGTACAGTCGCCAGCAGTCGGTCGATGTCGCCAATCACGGCGCGCAGTCCCATTGCCTCGGCATCCGACACGCCGACCTTGCCGACACGCTCATATCGATCGCAGATATCCCGCACGATCGTATTCGCCGGCAGCAGTGCGTCAGCAGGCATGCCGGCATTCGCAAGCGTGCAGAGCTTCGTCGACAGCGAGTTATAGGTGCCGGCAGACGGCGCCAGGATCAGCGCTTCGACCGCCATGTGAAGCTGCAACGCCAGGCGATCGCGTGTCGCTGCCATCATCGGCAGATTCACCGGCCGCGCCTGATGCGGCTTCCTTGGTTTCTTGTTCTTAGCCACGTGCGGACCTCGCTTGCATATCAGCCATGATCTGCGCTTCACGAGCGTCGCGCGTTGCCCTACCCGCCAGTACGTGATCGGCACGACGCGCGGCCTTGTCTGGCGTCGACCCTCGCTTGATGAATAACGCCGTGAGCTGATCGCGATCCTTCGCGGAGCCCTGTTCCATGCGTACGATTTTCTTCTGCTTCATTTCGGCGGCGATCTGCAGCGTGAGACCGACTTCGTTGAGTTCGCCTTCGACCTGTTCGAGTTCGCGTCCGACCGTCTGGAATTCGTGGCCGCAGCGTTCGCCCGTCAGGATCGACGTTGCGCCGCACACCGTCGCAGCAGCAGCCACCGTGCCGAAGCACTTCGGGCATTGCTTGACCGGCATTTCCTGCTTGCCAGATCCGCGCTTGCCTTCGGCGGCATCGAGGCTCCATTCGCGCAGCATCAGCGGATTGCCGTGGCGCTGCAGATTCCCGGCGTGATCGGCGTAAATCAAATCCCGCTTGCCGTCACAGGTGCGCAGCCCCCGGCCCAGCCCCTGCAGGTAGCGCGTCAGGCTTTCCGTCGGCGCAAGATCAGCGATGTACGACAGCGCAGGCGCATCGACGCCCGCCACCCACAGCTTGCAGTTGAATACGAAATCGAGCTTGCCGTTCTGAATCCAGTCGAGCGCCTGATACCGCGTGTCGTCGTGATCGTCGCCGCTGATCGCCATCGTGCGCAGACCAGCGCCCGCGAATTCTTCGGCAAACTGGCGCGCCGATGCGATGTCGACGCAGAACCCGAGCCCAGGCCGACCGCGACCGTGCTTCAGGTAGTGGTTCAGCGCCGAGCCGACAATCGACGGTTTGCGCATGATCGCCGCCGTGTCGACCGGATTGAACTCACCGCCCAGGTGTTTCGCCCGCGACATATCCGGCGTATCCGGCGTCAGGTAGCGCACCGGAGCGAGCAGCCCCTCATTGATCAGATCCTGCGTCGAGCACGTCAGCACGATATCGTCGGCGACCTCGCCCATGCCGCGCCCGTCGAGCCGTTTCGGTGTCGCAGTCAGGTGCAGGATTTTCGCGCCACCCTTGGCGAAGTATTTCGGTCCGGCCTGCGCCCACTTGAATACGTCCTGATATGTCCCTGCGACCGCCAGATGCGCTTCGTCGCAGATGATCAGGTCAGGGCGTTCTAGCCGTTCCAACCGCCGCGCCGCCGTCTGGACGGAAACAACCTGCACCTGCTGGCGCCGATCGGACAGATGCCCCGCCCATATATAGCCATGCTTGATTTTTGAGACGATGAGCCGGTCGGCGGTATCGTTCAGGATTTCCTTCAGATGCGCCAGAAACCAGACGCGCAAGCCCTTCGACGTGGCGTTCTGGATCATGTTGATCGCCGTGGCCGTCTTGCCGAAGCCGGTGCTGGCGACAAGGATCGGCGCCACCGCACCGTTTTTGTACGACCGCCGCAGATCGTGTATCGCCTTTTCCTGCCGTGGCCGCAGGGTGAGCGCTGTCATGTAGGCCCCCACCAGATAAGGCTGACGATCACCACCCACAGCCCGACCGAAATCGGCAGCCCCCAAACGAGTCCGCCGAACCCGCTACTGTTGTTTTTCTGCACGTAAAACCCCCTGAATGATGCGAATTTCGCACCGCATATTGTGTTAAAAACGGGATGTCTCCCGTTAATGATTATTAATTATCTTTAGAAACCGACAAAAAAGACACTGTTCATTGCGCAAGATCGCGCTGTAGATCGTATTGTCTACGCCGCAGTCGAAAAGATCAGATCTTCGGCAGTGAGTGTTAGACCCCGCGATCGTGCAGCCTGGATAACCGCCTCCTGCAGATTGCTCGGAATGCGACCATCAGTGCCACCGTCCTCACGGCTTTTACGCCACCGAGATACGCTGGATGGATTGCGGCCTAGCGCACGAGCAGTTGCGCGAACACCGTCGAACGCTTCGATTACCTTATCGGCCGGCGTGCTCTTCGCTGCGCCTATGATTTTATCGTTCATTTTCGTCCTTGGAGAGTGATGTGATTAACGCACCGATCATAGCACAGGATCACAACCCTGTTGCAATCCCCACATCAATGGGGTATTTAACCGTCCATGCCAGTAAAAACCCAATGGTTCAAAGACCGCCTCGCCGATCGCCGCCTTTCTCAGCGCGGCCTTGCCCGTGCGATGGGCCTCGATTCCGCTGCCGTTTCCCTCATGTTCAGGGGGAAGCGTGAAATGCGGATATCCGAAGCAATCGAAATCGCCCAGCTCTTGGGACGCTTGCCGGACGAAGTGATGGAAGCGGCGGGCGTCGACATACGCTCACGCGGTACTACGATCACCATGTGCGGATATGTCGATGGCACTGGCGAGGTCCATCAGTTCGATACCGAGGACCGCAAACAGATACCGCATCCGGGCGGCGATCTGCCGCCGAACGCCAGGGCGATGCAGTGTCGCACCGCAGGTACGCTGCTGGATCACATGGACGGCTGGATCTTATTTTTAGCCAGCGATCCGAAGGCCGGGGTTCCAGCCGAAGCCGTCGGCAGGTTGTCGGTCTGCAAATTCGACAGCGGAATCATATATCTGGCAAAGCCGACACGCGGGTATGCACGCGGGAAATGGAATCTCAGCGGACCCGCCGCCAGCGCGCAGGACGCCGTGCTTGAATGGGCAAATCCGGTTCTACTGATCCAGACATAACGTGTTGTAATTGCACGACTATGCGAAATAAACGTTAACTTACGTTGCGTTTCGTGTTTTTTGTCTGTATCGTTGTGGTTATCGCATCAGCCGATGCATTATCTCAGCGGAGTGTATATGTGTGGCTTCAGTATTTTTCATAAGTGGTCAGATTGGTCCCAAGAAAAACGACCAGGCTACACCGTCTGGATCTTCAAAATAAAAGCCGATTTCTCACCAGCCATTTATGCCGTGCGAGTGTGCGAACGATGCAAGGAAAGCCAAGAGAAATTTGTTAGAGCCATTAGATAGGAGAGAACCCATGAACAACGTCCACCCACTTTTCCAGCAACTGCTGCGCCCGATCGCGCCGCATCACACGAGCTATGCCGCTGTTCATGTCGAGCCACCAATCTGCAAAGGATGCGGGCGCGCCATGTTCAGCGGGTTAGTCGATCGCGATCTCTGCAAAGATTGCCAGCCAAAGGAAGCCAACGCATGACCGCACAAATCATCCCCTTCACAACCGAATCCGAATGGCTTCAGCATCGACTCGCCGATGTCACCAGCACCGAGTCTGCTGCGCTGTTCGGCATGAGCCCGTACGTCACGCGGTTCGATTTGTGGCATCGCAAGAAAACCGGCATAGTGCCAGAGTTCGAGACAAACGAGCGCATGGAGTGCGGCAACTTCCTCGAACCCGGTATCGCAGCGATGATCGCCAGTCGCCACGGCTGGCAGATCCGACCGATGAAGGACTACCGCAGACTGCCCGGCGCCCGCATCGGTTCCAGCTTCGACTTCGAGATACTGAATCATCCGGACGGCTACGCGCATCTGGAAATCAAGAACGTCGATTATCACGCATACAAGGACGGCTGGCTGATCGACGAGGATGGCAGCATCGAAGCGCCAGTCCATATCGAACTGCAGGTGCAGCACCAGATGCTCGTATCCGGCTATCCGCGTGCATTCATCGGCGCGCTTGTCGGCGGCAACCAGGTGCTTGTCATCGAGCGCGTTCGTGATGAACCCGTGATCGCCGCTATCTGGCACAAGATCGCCGAGTTCTGGCAATCGGTCGACGCCGGCATCGAGCCCGAGCCGATCATGCCAGAAGATGCGGCGGCCGTAATTTGGATGCATCAGCACGCCGAACCGGGCAAGGTTTTAGACGCGTCGGGTGATGAGAAAATAGCATCGATCGTGGCGAGATTGGCAGCAGCGAACAAGGCAAAGAAACTCGCCGAGGAAGATGCCGAAGTCGCAAAAGCCGAACTTCTGATGTCGATCGGCGATGCCGAGAAAGTTCTGCTGGCCGGTTATTCGATCAGCGCCGGATCGGTGCAGGACTCGGTGCCGACAGTGATCACTGCCGACATGGTTGGCACTACGTACGGCGGACGTAAGGGTTATCGGAACTGCCGACTTTATCCACGGAAGGAAGCTACGAAATGAATACGATCTGGATATTAATTTTATTTTACGGCGACTCTCGCGGAGGCGTGACCGCTGCAGAGTTCTCTAACGAAAAGTCTTGCCGATCCGCGATCGTGTCCGCGCAAGTTGCTCCCTTGATTGCCACAGTCAAAGCAATCTGCGTACCCAAGGAAATCAAATGAAACTCCCAGGAAGCAATACGATCGCCCTAAACGACGCGGCACTTATGGAGCTTATGCGGCGGTGCCTGCTGTGTGATGTTGAGGCCGGCAGCAGCGAAATTCGCGTCACCGCAGTTCGCCACACGTATAACGAAACGATTTTCACCGTCACAACTGATGCGGAAACCGCACCAACAACCATAAAGGAAGCACCATGACACAAGTAACAGTAATCGACGAAGTACGCGGCGCACTCACCAAAATGACCCCGCAATTCAAAGCCGCCCTGCCCGCACACGTCAGCGTAGAGCGCTTCCAGCGCGTCGTGATGACCGCGATCCAGATGACACCTGCCCTGCTGAACGCAGACCGCCGTACGCTGTTCATGGCAGCCACACGGGCCGCGCAGATGGGCTTGCTGCCAGACGGACGCGAAGGCGCTATCGTCACGTTTGGCAAGGATGCGCAGTTCATGCCGATGGTTGCCGGCATCATGAAGCTCGTCAGAAATTCAGGCGAGATCAGCACCTGGTCCGTTCAGGCGGCGCACGCGAATGACGATTTCGAAGTAGTGTTCGGCGACGACGAGCGCATCACGCACAAGCGCGCCCTGAAAGATCGCGGTGCATTCATCGGCGCATATTCAATCGTCACCATGAAGGACGGCGAAAAGTCCCGCGAGTTCATGGACATTGACGAGATTGAAGCTATCCGCAAGCGCAGTCGATCCGGTAACGCCGGACCGTGGAAAACGGACTTTGAGCAGATGGCGCTGAAAACCGTGATCCGCCGCCATAGCAAACGCCTGCCGATGTCGACTGACCTCGACGAGCTGCTACGTGCTGACGACGAACAGTTTCTACCGGCCGATCCAGAACCCGCACAGGCCGACGACACGACGAAGCCGAAGGGCCGCGCGTCTCGACTGGCTGCCGTGGCCGAGCAGGCGCCAGCACACGACGAGGATTGCGTGATCGATATGCAGCAGAATCCGCCGATCGACGATAGCCCGCGTGACGATAACGATTCACCGATCTGAAAGGCGCACCATGACAACCGATAAAAAGCCAGATCCTGCCGAGCTGTTGACGCCACGCGAAGTCGCCGCGATCTTGAAAGTGACGGTCTACACGCTGGAAAACTGGCGCGGCCTGCGTACCGGGCCGAAGTACACGAAACTTGGCGAAGGAATTCGTGCGCCAGTCCGGTATCGGCGTAGTGATGTCGATAAATATTCTGGACAGAGCAGCGTCGCAGAATAACAACAATAATAAATAAGCGCAATTAAACGTTGCGTTTATTTATATTGACCTGTATTGTTGCGGTTATCGCATCATGTTATCAACGAAAGGAACTTATGAATGCGCATGAAATAGAGACTTGGGTAATA